ATAATGTAAAAATGCTTGAATACATTCTTTACCTTTAAATTTATTTCTCCAATGCTCTAGTTCACAGCCACTGTAGATTAGCATATCCCCTGATTTTAAGTCTACTTTTATTCCTTTCAGTCCTTCTTTACCAGAAGGTTCAAGATAGATGGGCCAGGGATCTCCTCCAAGATTCATCGTAGTAGATATCTCACAACTAAATCGATCCGTATGTCTTTTAAGAACATCTCCATTTTTATAAATTCTTGCATAAGAATAAGCAGGAGTTAGTTTTAATCCTGTAATCTTTTCCATAACAGGTTGACACTTCAACATTAAAGTTTCCATAGCAATATCTGCATAGCAATAATAAGTGCGTGGTATCTGACCGTCGGCGCCTTCATACTCACCTAATAAAGTTTCATAGGGAGAAATGTAGCGAGCTTTTCTACAGGTATCATAAACCAGTTTTTTCATTGCAAGATAATTTGCTGTGAAAGTAGCTAACTCTTTTGAAATAGCTTGCTTGATAATTACATATTTATTTTTTTTAAAACTCATATTATTTTAATAAAACGTGGTAATGGATTTAAAGATAAATCAAAAGCAATTGTAATTCTTTTATTATTTCCTTTATGTTTATCTGTATAGTGAGGAATAAAATTTTGAAACAAAGTTAATTGACCTGGTTTGTTTTTACTTTTATAAGTTACTGGTTCACATAATTGATTTATTGGATTTATATAATAAGTAGATGTATTTGTACAATCAACACAAAAATGACCTCCTAAATAAGAATCTGATTGCCAGGCGTGAGCATGTGGTTTAATATACTCATTTTTTACCATAACGTTGTACCAACCTTTTATATATAAACTTTTAACAAGTTCAAGATTAAGCTTTTTTAAAAAAGCATTATGTAGTTTTATTATTTCTTTTTTTAATTTATCAATTTCTTTATTTTTAAAAGAAAATACATTGTAATTTTTATGTCTAGAAGTTGTGTGATTTGTTAAACCTGTATAACCATCTCCTTCATTTTTTAATTTTAATATATCTTTTTCTTTTCTTTTTAAAAAAGAAGATAGATTTATTATGTTTATTTTTTTTGTAATATCTTCAACTAAATAATTGTTCCACTCTGGAGCAAAAAAATTTTCTTTAGGAGGACTTTTAAAGTTAATTATTTTAACCATCTTTAGCCATCTCTTTAGGGATAGCAGTGATGTTCCAATGGATAAATCTAAAGGGTGCTTTGCCGTGATCTACTGCGTATTCATGTTCTAGATATCCTGGAAAAATAAGTAATGTTCCTGGTTGAGGCCTGTAATGAACAAGATCATTACCATTAAGAATACCTTTTAAATCTGGTTTCATGCTTAATTTGGTAGTTCTTGCTCCTGTTCTTGGATCATGGAAAATAGGATAAGAAGTCTTGTCACTACACTTTAAAAAATAAAAACCTGACACATGTTGATTCCAATGGATGTGCGCTGAATGATGACCTCCACCTTTTTTAGAGAATTCTTGTACCCACATTTCAGAAAACATCGTTTGATATTGTTTCATATCGTAGCCATGATGATCTAAAAATTCCCAAGATTTTTGCCCTACATAATTTCTAAAATCTAAAAAATCATTATCCATTAATAATGGGGTTGAATGATGAGAAGTTCCAAAATCTCCACTAGCCTTAATTGTTTTTTTATCTCTTTTTCTAGCTTCCTTAATATACTTATCACTAGCTTTATTTAATGATTTAACAAACTCTGGTTTTTGTTCAAACCAAATTGGTGTTTTAAAATATTCGTTTATATACATTACTTAAATGGATATCCTAAATGCCATAAGACAAGTGAATATCTCGTTCCTTTCGTTATTGGTTTAACTCTGTGCCAAAGAAATGAAGGGAATACAATAATAGAACCTTTAGATAATATTTCAGTGGCTTTTCTTAAGTGTTTAGATTCTTCTCTTTGATGAGGTTCATAGTTTCTAAAATCAAATTCTAGTTCTCCACCAGAATATTCTGAGCCATCGGTTAATTGACAGGTCATAGACAGCTTTCTAATTTTACCCCTGTTGGGTCCTTCTTCTTTAAAAGGTTTAGCCCAACCATCACAATGCCAATCATAATATTGACCTTGTTTATACTTTGTAAATTGACAAGATTCACTTCTATCCCATTCAAAATTCCAACCTGCTTTTCTGTTGGCTTCGTGAACAAAGGGATGTATTTCTTTATAAATCCAGGTGTCATTCAACCATACTAAATCTGACTTTCTTTTTCTTTGAATGTTTTTAACTTCATCTTTGTCTAAAGGTTTTTTATCTAAATTTCTATCTCTGCCATAGCCTCCTGTAATAGCCATTGTTTCTTTTTGAGATAAAGCATATTTAATAACTTCATCACAAAATTTAGGTGTTAGTGCAGATTTAAAACACCAAAAATAATTAGATAAATTCATTTTAATTCAAACCATCCTGTTGCAATATATTTTTCTTGAGTAGGAGATACTATGCCTTTGTGCGGATGTGTAAATTCAGCAGGCCAAATTATAAGATTTCCTTTGATAGCGGGAGTAGTTATATTTTGATAAGGAAATTCGGTTCCTCCGTTATTAGTAACAGTATTTAAATATAACATATAAACTAATTGTCTTGAAGTGACTACTACATTATCTCTTTCATAATGAAGTTTGCGATAACCTCCTCCTTTATCATAATATTGAATTAAATTTTGCGGAGAAGTGTGTACCTTACTAACTATTCGATATTTTGTTATATATTCTTGAACATTACTTGAAAGTTGTTTAAAAAAACTTCTAATAGTTTTATTTTTAGAAGTGTTAAAAAAACATACATCTATGGAATCCTTCATCGTTTTGTCAATTATGTTATCACCTAGAGTGCCCTCAAATTTATACTCTTTATTTTTTTTCCAATATTTAATTAAGTTATCACATAAATTTGTATTTTCAATTTTATAAGTTTCAATAAAATTATATGTATTCATAAGTTATAGTCTGTATAAAGTTTAAAGAATTTTTTTGTGTGTTAGTTAAATAATACATATTAGTAGAGGGGAACATGATAAATTGATTATTCGTTAAAGGAATATCCCAAGATCTTCCTGCTCTTCTGTTAGCATCATAATGTATTCTAACACCGCAATCTTTAACATTGACTCCATATAACAATATGTAATCAGGAGAATTTCTAAGGTCAACTGGATCTATATTTAATAAAGGAGGACTTACTTGTTGAGGTTTATAAATATCACCCCATGTTTTTTTATTAATTAAATTTATTTTAAATTTTAAATTTATGTGTTCTCTAACATAAGCATTTAACTTATCCCAAGTTCTTGAAATCTTAAACTCCTCTTTAGTAAGAGTAGATTGTAAAATATGGTGAGACAGCTCATTTTGATCTATTTCAAAACCTTTGGGCATTGCGACATCGCCGTAATATATGGACTGTTCTGATAATACTTTCTTTTGCATACCCATTCCTTTTATAAAGGAAGGTATATGAATGTCAATATGATTAAAAAGATTTGATCTAGATCAATTATGCTGCGGGAGTTGTCTTATCCCAAGATTTGTCAGCTTCATTCCACACATAACGAGTACCGGCTGCTTTTTCTTCATCAGTTAGATCATCGGGAACATCACCAATTGGTGAATGCCATTGAGCGTCAGTAGTATTTAACACCCACGATGCATAAGGTTTTTTACCATAGAATATATTATTATCTTTATCCCAAATATGTCCTATCCCTGCATAGTTTCCTCTAAGTGGAGTTCCACCAAGTTTATGAGTGCCACCTTGTGTATTGTAAGATGTTTGAATCCACATTTGAGCAGGCCAGTTACTGTGCTTTTCTAAATATGCTTGTCCTACTGATTCATCTTCAACACCATCCGCGTTCAGCATGTCATTATTATTAACTACATGAACTGTGAGAACTTGGGATGTATCTGATATTTTTGCAAAATGTGCCATATTATTTTCCTATTGAAATTTGTATCTTATAATTACCTTACCACTTCCTCCTGCTGCAGTAAAATTAGCTGTACCTGCTCCACCGCCACCTCCACTATTAGTGGTTCCAGCAGTAGCATATTGGGGTGACGCACCTGGAGCTGATCCATCTCCTCCACCACCAGCTCCACCACACCCTGCTGCTTTGCTTGAATTGTCAGTTCCACCTCCACCACCACCAGCGTAAGCTGTTGGCGTTCCATCAAA